GTAGAATCAGCAATTAACAAGGAAAATTGTTGGAAAGGTCTTTGTTATGCAGTATTTGGAATTGCAACAGTCAGCATGCTAGGAGTAGCAGCAGTAGGTGTTTACAAATTGATTAAATCTATTATTCAAATGTTTATCGGTGGCGTTAAAGCTGCTTTTCAAGGACAAGCATATGACAGTACTCCTAGGCATAAGAGTAAACCAGTTGGTGTTGTTCTTCAGAATGACGAAGATAAACTACGTAAATTGCGACGAAACATACGTGTCATTCGCATAGTAGATATTGAAGATGAATCAATTATGTGTTCTATGTATTGCTTAACTTTTGAAAGTAAGTTTATAATAGTAAATCGACATTTTATTGACTCATGGCGTAGGAAAAGGAGTTCAGGTATGAATGTTAACATTGAAATTGAGTTGATCACTAGTAGTGGTGATACTTTGCGAATGGAAAAGGTAGCGATAAATGAATCTATGATCAAAGATATTAAGAATGACCAAGGAACATCATGCGATTTATGTCTGGTATATTTATCTAACGCCAACATAAATGGAGCAGGGAAAATAGGTCAATTTATACCCACTCGTACTGAACTCGTACAAATGATGAGAGGTAAAGATATTGAAGCCACAATTATAGGTAATGAAAAACAAGATGATATAGATGTAGTTACAAAGATGCGTTATGAATTAGTCACAGCAAATGGTGATGATATGACAATGATTCTTAGTACATTTTGTGATGGTATAACTAAGAGTGGAGATTGTGGTAGACCATATTATTTTAATAATAGTGTGTCTAAGCCTTTGTATGCTATGCATTCGGCCTTGGCCAATGGCACCAAACGTGCAGGAGCCACACCACTTATATTAGATGACATTATGGAAGCATACAATGCATTTAAAACAAGTGAATTACCTATAGAGGAAGAAATTAACTTTCAATGCAATGGGAAAATTAGTAAATATTGGAATACGACCATTGAGAATTTGGGAGAAGTTAGTGTTAATGGTATAAAGTTGAATACTGTATTGATCGACAAGACAGATAAAAGAAAGTGGTTAGAACATGATGAGTGGCCTAATAAATATGCACCTTCTTATAAGGGAATTACAGATGACTTCCATGCATTGTATTCCAATGCACAAAAATGTATTCCAAAGTATACACATGTTATTGAACCTCGCATGCATGAGTTGTGTGTACAACAATATATTCAACAATTTCCACAAGAAAGAGATAAGCATTTATTGACTGAATTTGAAGTTATTAATGGATATGATACTATGAATAGGCTAGTTATGAGCACATCTAGTGGTATTTTATCAAAATGGTTTAGCAATGGCAAATATGACTTCTTCAATAAAATTGATGACGTTAATTATGCTTTTTCAGAGAAAGCAAAAACTTTTATCATTCCTATACATGGACAAACATTTGTTAAAAGATTGTCAGATTTGGAAGATAATCTTAAAATGGGTATTATCAAAAACAGCCCATTATGGGTTGCAACTATAAAGGATGAATTACGGAAAGTTGAAAAGGTCCAA